CTTATACAAAGGTGTTCCTAATGCTGGTTGCACATGCATGTCTTGACTCCTCTTGATGGCAACTGCCAGGAGCTTTGTATCTGTATTGTTGTGAATCAATCCAAGTTTCTTGAGATTCTCAACTGATAGTAAATAGTTCATTGTGCTCATTGTTGTCTTATTACTAATTGTTGCACCCATTCATGACGACACCATGGAGTATTAGCTCCAGTATCTGGATTGTGATACCATCCTCCTCTGTATCTCCAGACATCTCTGTCCACTCTCATGGAGATGGTGTTAATTTCCTCTCTTGTATATTTTCTATTCAAGCTAATCAAGCGTTCACAGAAAGCTCTTGATTGAGTCATCACTGGAGGAATGCCAGGGATTTCTCTGTATGTGTACACAACCTCAAATCTTTCAGCTGGCACATCAACCTCCTCAATCAATGTTGATCCTGTCTCAGTTATTTCCATCTTGCTAACAAGTTCCCAGTCAGTGAGCCTCTTGATGCTCTTGGCAACCTCCTCAACAGTTGTATTCAATGCTTGTGATATTGCCACTCCATCCTCACCTTTCTGAATCAAGGAAAGAACATTCTTGTCAATATCTTTGATGCCAACTTTTATCTCTCCAATGGTTGCAAAAATTTGCTCTTGCTTGCTGAATACCTCATCTGATGGTGTATCCCAAGCAATTGGATAGGATGCAAGCACTTTGAACTCATGTGATGGTGTACCATATTGAGCAAAGTATCCGATCTCATCATCTGAGAATGACTCCTCATGCTTGCATGATGACATCTGTTGAGCTCCTGATGGTTGCAATCCCACAATTCTCCTGGCTTGTGCCTCATCAATTGTTGGAAATGATGCCAGAACAATGCTCAATGCACTCTCTGATGTCAACAATCCCTCTTTTATCTTGGCAACTACATCAATCAATGATGCAATCTGTGCTCCATTCAGAGCTGACTTGGCAACATCCACTTGTGTCTCATTTGTTGGTATATCTCCAGGAGTTGTTGGTGCCTGTGCTGCTGGTTGCTCTGCTCCAATTGGAGCCACATCCTTGAGCTTGACCTTACCAACAAAGCCAGAAAGCTCTGCCATGTAATTAATCATCCACTCAATTCTCTTTTGCCTTGACTCAACATAGGTCTTTTTAAATATCTCATATAGATCAGCTGTCTCTGCTGCATTGAATGAGCCATCTGGAGCAACTCCAAACAATGATGGAGCAACAACTGAATGAGCAACCAAGATATTCTGTTGCACACTGTTCTCAGTTGTCTCATATCTCTTGTCAAGATCATTGCCATTCAAGCTCTGAACAATTGGTGCCTTGTCCTTTGTATCACTGAATGTGATGACAATCTCTCCAGCATCCTCAACAGATTGACTGCGACCTTTCACTTGTGCCTTGATATTCTCGGCCTCCTCCTGTGTTTCTGGATAGCCATCAGTGAATGAGATCATTGTACCTCCCTTGAATGAGTTTGCAATCTCATGCATGTGAAATCTTGAGATATCAACATCAGTTTGGATGGCTGTGATCCCACCATAATAAGGAGGCTTTGGATATATTCCTCTCTCTTTCTTTGTTTTCTTTACAGGATCTTTGTAATATATTATGAACTTGCCTGTCTTGTTGGTCATATCAAGGGCTGGAATGGCTCTTAGATTTGTTTTCTCAGCACTTTGTTGCATTGCTGTCCAATCATCACTGATATAGTACATTCTCTCACTCTCATCAACTCTGACTGAATCCAGATCAATATGTTCCCAGACAGCAACTCTTGATCCATCTCTGTTCCATGTACCAATGGCACAGAATCCTCCGAACATTTCATAATCATTGCACAGCATCTCTGCAATCTCGTTCATATCAAACTCTGCATACTTATTCTCAATGAATGGTTGCATATTACCTGAGACAACCTCAAGGCCTCCTCCAGCAATATAGTATGTTTTGTTCTTGATGATGCCTTGATGCCAGGCTGATCCATTGTAAAGGTCAATCAAAAAATAAGGATAGTCATTTTTTTTACCCCATTTTATGAATCCAAGCATCCTATCTTTCTCCTCATCAGGCTTGATATAGTCCTTTTTGAATGTGAGGCTTGTCATTTTAACTGAATCACTCATATATGTTGAATGTTATGTTTTCATTGTACTCATTTGATGGAGAGTCAATCTCATATACATGAGCTCGGCCCTCCTCAACAAGTCCATCAGACAAGTCAGGATCCAGATTGCTGGATGATGTTTGCTGATAAACTCTGTAAATATAGTAGCCATCATATGGAAAGGTCACATCCACGCCATCCTCAATGGCAAATTCATCATATCTCTCAGTGTTTGTTGAGATATTTGCCAGGATGCAATATACTTTCTCAAATGATTGTTGATGTTCAAACTCAAACAGATAGTGGACTGGACTCACTGTTGTCAGTTCTGTCACTGTCACTATCATTGTTGATGTTGAATTCCTTTGAATTCTTAGCATCTTTTATCAATTTTGGTTTCGTTTTTTCAAATACATCAAACAACTGCATATCCATATACAATTGCTCTTGTCCAGCTTCAATTTTTATCCATCTATTGAATAACTTGCTGAACACTTTTGATCCAATTAGCTCTGTTTTTATTTTCATTGTGCTAAGTTATTAAAAAAAAGGGAGAGATTACTCCCTCCCTTTCATGTATTATTAACCCAAAAAAACCTAAATTGATGGAGATTGTTGAGTCAATAGTGTTGTAACAACACCAGCTGCCACATCTGGCACCTCATCATTCTCCATTCCTGTCAACACAAGATCGTGACCATTTCGGTCAGACTTTACAGTCCCTGATCCATATGCTGATCCATCTGCAATCTGCAAGCCCTCACCAAATCCAAGAGCAACATAAACTCCTGATGCTTTCTCAACAATACAAACAACCTCATTTTGTGCAAGCAAGTGAATCTCTGATCTCAATTCCTTGGTATCTGATGCCAAGATCATTGTCAAAGTTTGCTCATACCACAATGTGCCATTGTCTTTGTTTACCTTGATTGGTGCTGTGTAGCTTGACAAGTTGCTTTTTAGTTTGTATTGAAACACCTCACCAGTCACAGTCAATGAAGATATTTGATTATTTGTGATGGTTGATGCAGATACATTTGCAAGAGGAAAGAGAATGACACTCTTTATCCCTCCTTTTCCATTGGTACATGTTCTGTCATTGTACCCTGTTGTCATATTACAGCTCACTTTTCTAAGTTTAAAATTGTTATACAATAGGGAGGAGTTGCCCCCTCCCTTAATTATTTTTAGTTAGGTGATCCTGTTCCATTCCACACTCCGATTTGATTCAAGAATGGTACTTGCACACCAGCTCTGAATTTAGATCGTAAGTAAAGAACATCATCATCTTGAGAATACCACAACTCAAAGTTGTCAAAGTCAGATCTCAAGTCAGTACCAAATATAAACTCAGATGCACGACCTGTGTAAATATTGTCAAGACCATTCAATCCTGGTACTTTAACCACTCTCATGTTTGTTCCTGGTACAATCACCTCATCCATTGTTGCAATTGTAGCTGGTGAGTAATGGAAGAAATTCAAGTCAACTAAATTTTTCATCAATTTGTTGAATGTCTCACGACCAGCAAAACAAGTGAAATCAGTTTGCTCAGCAACATTTGCTGGTGTGTTTGTGAAACAAGCATAGAATACATCAAACGCATTTGTGTTTGTGATTGATGCTGTTGATGCTGTATTCAAGTTCACACATCCATTTGATGTTGTTAAGAATTGACGGTATCCATCCATCCATTGTAGGTTGCCTGTTCCTGTTGATTTGTTACCTTTCCAGATTAATTTGTCTAATTCAAACGAATGTAATCTCAAAAGATAGTCAATCAATTGTTGCTCAAATGGTAAGTTTTTGTCCTCTGCCATTGCACCTGGTCTCAAACCTAATTGTGTCCAGAAACCAACAAGATCTTTGTTACAAAATGACTTCATGTATCCAAGAGTCTCAACAGCAATTGCACGATCAGTGAATACTGTGTTTCCAGATGGAGTCATTGTACAATCACCAGCTTGGTAAACAATTGAATCATCAAGCAATTTGATCTCCTCAGATCCTTTGATACCCTCTTGAATGGTGATATATTGTAAGGTCTTAGCCTCTGTGACTGCTCTCACAGTCAATTCCTCTCTTTGCTCATCTACATATGCTGCCAATCCTGAC